TTGTCGATCCTGAAAATTCCGACCGCGAAGATCTTCGAGCCGCTGCTGAAGCCTGCGCGCTACAAGGGCGTCTACGGCGGACGCGGCTCGGGGAAATCGCATTTCTTCGGCGAGCTGCTGGTCGAGACCTGCCAGGCCGAGCGCGGCACGCTCGCGGTCTGCATTCGCGAGGCGCAGCGGTCGCTGGCGCAATCGTCCAAGCGTCTGATCGAAGGCAAGATCGCGAGCCTTCGCCTCGGCCACGGCTTCAAGCTGTTCAGCGACAAGATCGAGACGCCGGGCGACGGGCTCATCATCTTCCGTGGACTTCAGGATCACACGGCCGAGTCGATCAAATCCTTGGAGGGGTTTCGCATCGCCTGGATCGACGAGGCGCAATCCCTGAGCGCACGCAGCCTTGCGCTGCTGCGGCCGACCATCCGCGTCAAGGATTCCGAGCTGTGGGCGAGCTGGAATCCGCGGCGCAAGAGCGATGCGATCGACGATTTTCTGCGCGGGCGCCAGCCAGACGGCGCCGTGGTGGTCAAGGCGAACTGGCGCGACAATCCCTGGTTTCCTGACGTGCTCACGGAGGAGCGGCTGTTGGATCAGAAGCTCTATCCCGAGCGCTACGATCACATCTGGGAGGGCGAGTATGCCCGCGCCTTCGAGGGCGCCTATTTCGCCTCGCTGCTGTCGGATGCGCGCGCGCAGGGGCGGATCGGCAAGGTCTCCGCCGATCCGCTGTTGCCGCTGCGCGCCTTCATCGACATCGGCGGCGCCGGCGCTGCGGCGGATGCCTTCACGATGTGGATCGTGCAGTGGGTCGGGAGCGAGATCCGCGTGCTGGACTACTACGAGAGCGTCGGCCAGGTGCTGGCGTTTCACGTCAACTGGCTGCGTTCGCGCGGCTATGACAACGCGGTGCTCTATCTCCCGCACGACGGCATGGCCGCCAACAACGTCACCGGCAAGCGTTATGAGGATCATCTGCGCGAGGCCGGCTTCAAGGTCGAGCCGCCGGTGAAGAACCAGGGTCCGGGGGCTGCGATGATGCGCATCGAGGCGCTGCGCCGGCTCGGCCCGCAACTCTGGTTCAACGCGGAGACCACCGAGCCCGGCCGCGAAGCACTCGGCTTCTATCACGAGCGCAAGGACGAAACGCGCAACATCGGCCTCGGCCCCGAGCACGACTGGTCGAGCCATGCTGCTGATGCGCTCGGGCTGATGGCGATCTGCTACGAGCAGCCGGGCAGGGTGGCCGCGTTCAACCGGCCGATCCGGTATGCCGCACAGGGCTGGATGTGAGGGGATGAGGGCCCAGCGGTAAAACCTCCGGTTGACAATTGTTCCTGTTATGTTCTAAGACGCGCAGTCTCTACCTCTGCGTGAGTTTTGCGATGTCGGCGCTACGAATGCTGGTTGAGCTGATCGGGTACACCGCGGCGCGAGCTGCTTTGCCGTTCCTTTCATCTGGCCGGATCTATGTCGAACCGTTCGGCGCGTCGACGCCGTCACCGCGCCGGCCATGGTACCGCCGCAACGCGGATGGACGGATCGAGTTGCGGCAGGACGCTGCGGGTTGGATCGGGTTCGCAATGTGCCTCCTGGTGTTGCTGGCGATCGCGGCCATTTTTCACAGCATGTCGTTCTGAGAACGGAGAGCGTGGCAAATGGAATACTTGCCGTATTGGCTCTTCCTTGAATTCATCGGATGTTCGATCGCGGCAAGTCCACGGTGTGGCTTAATTCCGTGGCTGAGATCGTCACCAAGCAAAAGCTGTGCACGGTCGAAGAGGTCCGGCAGGCGATCCGAACTTTCGTCCGTGGACAGATGGCGACACTCACGTCGCAGCAGTGAGCATTTTGAGATTTACAAATGGCGAAGGCAGTATCCGCATCTCAGAAGGGCCTGACGCGCGTGTACACGAACGACGACGCGCCTCCCTGGTGCCGTACCTGTCGCGCTGGTGAAGCTGCCTCACTGCGCGATGCGGTGAATGAATTTTGACCAAAGGTATCTCATGACAAATATGTCGATCTCCGAAGTGAAGGCGATGCTCTCCTCCGAGAAAGCCAACGCGCTCGCCGCCATGTCGGCGGCGCGGCTCGCCGAGGAGCGGGCGGATGCGATGGACTATTATCTCGGCGACATGAGCAAGGACATGCCGGCGCAGGATGGCCGCTCGCGCGCGGTATCGACCGACGTCGCCGACACCATCGAAGGCCTGATGCCGCAATTGATGGACATCTTCGCCGGCTCCGACGAGGTGGTGCGGTTCGAGCCGGTCGGCCCCGAGGACGTCGCCGCCGCGCAGCAGGAGACGGACTACGTCAACCACGTCTTCATGCAGCAGAACGGCGGCTTCATGGTGCTCTATTCCTTCATCAAGGACGCGCTGCTCTCGAAAGCCGGCATCGTCAAGGTCTGGTGGGAGGAGCGGGAGGAGGAGAGCCGCGAGACTTACTACGATCTCACCGACGACCAGTTCGCGCTGCTCGCCCAGGACGTCGCGGAATCGAACGGGGCCATGAAGATCGTCGCGCACACCGCGCATAATGGGACCGATGAGAGAGATACATCTCAGGTTACGCTTAAAGGCCTCTAACGTTAGCCGTCCCTCGCTTTGGCTGGCCACCGACCGGACATCCCTCGGCGGGGCCGCTCGGCATGATCCTAGACACCATACGTCGCGGCATGGACGAGGTTTGGCCAGGCTGGCTTGTCGACAAACAGCGAGGCGCATACGCTTCTCGCGCAAAGCATGGTTCAACGAAAGCACATCATGGTCGCTCTCTTCACAGTTTTGGCGGGGTTCGCCGTCATCTGGTTAGGCCTCGCGTACATGCGGGTTTTCAATGCCGCACGCGAGCATCTTCCGCCGCAGTTTCAGGACTATGAAAATGCGCGTTATGCACTCGATGTGTGGGCGTTGCAGCATCCGATGCCACTGACTGTGCAGGCAGACTATATCCGACTTGTCAGAGGATACCCCTATTTGGCGCTCGCCGGCGCGTTGGCCTGCCTGTCATCCGGTCGCGCGGATGCGATGGTCTTTGGCGTGCTGCTATTGGCGGCCTTTGTTTACAGCGTGTTTTACGCAATCAAATGTTCGAGGATCTACGAGCAGAATTGCAAAAGGGCCGAGGCCCAGAGTGATGAGGAAAGCCAATGAGCGACAAGGGGACCTATGGCGGATTCACTGCTGCAATTCCGACGTCGGCGGGAGGAATGGGCGTCGGGGCCTACATAGACAATTCCGGCAGACTTTATCCGCAGCTCTACTACGGTACGCCGGGGTTCAGTCTGTCGGCGGGATACACCAATGATCTGGGGGCTCTGCTGACGGGGCCATCGGCAGCGGGGACTCTCGGGAGGGGACGGATCGGGGCCAACGTGGCGACAGTGGGCAGCGAGACTGGTGTCGGGTTTGGCACGCCGGGCGTCGGCGTCACCTACGGATATGGTCCCCTCGATTTCTCTGAGGACTACTCGCAGCCGTGGATCAAGCAGCTGATCAGAGATTCCGCCGTCGGAGCGGGTGTGCCAAGCCGCCGAAACGTGTGGGAATATGGCTATCCGGAGCCGGACGCGGAGAGGAGCCCCGAAACCAGCACCGTTCCCGTTCGACGTCTTACGCGCGTGGATTCCGGAGATGCTGAACCTGTTTTGGCCTCGGGAAGCGCTCCAGCTCGTTATCCATCGACTTTCAACGAACGATTTGGCGATTGGCGCGGACTGCCTGGCGGGCGGCAATCGTTGCAAGCCAGCCGGCCGATCGGCGTGTTCGCAAATGAGCCAAGCGCGTCCATGGCATCCTCAATGCGAGGCTTTGATAAACGCGGTGACGCGACGAGCGCGGCAAGCGGTACGGCCGGTGGACTGCTCGGCATGATCCAGGACTACATGCGCAACAACGGCTATTAGGCCGCTGCTGCCCTTCTGCCGCCCATCTTCACGCGGAATCAAGACATGCCCAATCCCTTGCTGGTCCCGGCCAACTCGCGCCGATGGGGTTCTCTTGTCATGCATGACGTCACCATCGACGCCAATGCGGCGGCGCGGCTGTCGCATCACCGAGCACTATGGCCGGATGGACTATGAAAGCTCGGGTCGGCCAAGTCTTGCTTGATGAAGTAAGTCTTGCTTGATGAAGTTCCTTGTTTGTTCTATTGGTGCCACGGATCGACAGGGCGAATGGCCAATATTGGACTCGATGATGAAACGTTTCGATCGCATCTGTCTGGCCGCGCTGACGATGGTTTTGTCAAACCCGTCCTACGCGGCCCAGAAAACCATCCAGTGGGAGGACAGAGCTTTTTGCCAATTCGAGACCAGGTTCGAGCCGACGAAGGATGACGAAGCAAGGCTGCGGAACACCATCAACGTCGTCTTCGTCGATGGAAAGTTCTATCCTTACATATCTTCGTTCGTTCTGCCCTACGAGCCAGGTGGACCGCGCCAGTTGACGACGGCGGAATTTGAGCGGAAGTGCCAGCTCGCCAAGGAGAGGGTGGCCAGTCTTCCTGTCATCGCGCTTCCCGGGATCGAGGAGTACCGAAGACTGAATATAGAGGCACTGGAAGACAGTTGCTGGTTCGACACCATTCTGATCCGCGCGAAGTCCGGTGAAACGGCCGCACTTAGGGAGTATACGCCGTCAGTAGCCGCCTGTTCGGCCTACATCGATGTGCTCGAGGGAAAAACGGATCTTCGGGCCTTCTGGCGAGAAATGACCGACGCTAAATGCCGCACCTACGCGGATCCTGAGAGATGCAGGATTGACTCTCAGAAGGGGCACGGTGATCCCGATGCAGACGAGCGGAGAAGATCCGACGTGCTTGGATTTGGATGGAACAACTGCTCGACCCGTTATCTGAAGATGAACGTGTGGGCCGCGAAGTTGGAATCGATGCGAAAGGCGCTCGCGGCAAGTTTCCGTCGGCGCTTCAAGATCAAGGCGTTTCCCTGCGCCGACTAGCCGATTCCGTTCGCGGGTGACCCGGCTTCTCAAAGCTCAACACATTTCTGGTTGGTGATCGGGTGCGGGCATCGTCCGCCCCCGATCCCGGCGCATGTCGTGACGGAGTCATCCGCGTGCCTATTGATCCCGTAGTTCAGAGCCTCATCGACCTGATCGAGCCGCCGGAAGAGGGCCATCGGGCCGGCGGCACCAGCGACTTCGGTGCCGACAGGGACGTCGGTACGACGCCACATGTAGGGGTCGACATGAACCGTGGGCGAGGCGTGCTGCCACATGGCAGCGTCAGGTCGCCTGTCTTTGGCAAGGTTACGGAAGTTCACCCGCATCTTGGTCGTATCGTCATCGAAGAGTGGGATCCGATCCGCAAGGAGCCCACGGGCTACCATGTCGAGATACTTCACACGCAGACGCAGAGTGTGAAGCCGACAGATCTCGTGGAGCCAAGACAGCAGATCGGCACCCAAGGCGACGTCGGAGCCCGTGGCGCCTTCCATGCGCATATCCAGATTCTTCACGGGGCGGAAAGAACACCGATCAACCCGCTCAGGCACCTGTTCGAGTACCACAATCCCGGCAAACCCGTGCCGCCGCTGCGTCAATTCCAGCCGGAGCGCTTGCCGCCCCGAAACCAAGGTGGTTCTGCCGCGCAGTCTGCCAATCAGCGGCAGCCTCCGCCGGGTATCGCGCCGAGCGATCCGCCTGCAGGCGCAACGCCGTCGCAATTTCCGTTCGGCAGGGCAATTCCCGGCGCAGAAGGGCCGACGTCGATTGGCGGGCCCGCCGGCCCAACGCCTTTGGAATCTCCTGGGCTTTCGCGTTCGCGAGCCCCGTTCAGTCCGGCACCGGTTGTCGATCCGACGCTGCCACCGCTGCATCTTGCTCCCGAGGCGCCTCGGAGTTCTGATCCGTTCGCCGTGCCGGGAGCATTTCGCCCCGATGTCTCCGGCGGGTCAGGTGTTGAGTCGGGAACAAATCCACCAAGTCTACTGACGCCTTCATTCGCTGCCTCACGTGTGTCTCCCGAGGCGACACCACCTGCCGTGCTCAGAGGGGCCGGGCCGATGGGTGACGGCAACGGCATCGGCGACTGGTGGGGCAGCCTTGCATCTGTGCCATCCTCGGACGCTGCGCCAGATTCGGTTCGCAAGGCTTAGCTCTTTCATTCGCGGGACTGCCGAGACCGATCCGAATTCGTCAGTCCCGTCGTCCCGATCGGCTGCGCTCACGGGAGCCGCATCGCGTCAGACCAATTCACCTGCGTTTCCACCAGCGTGGTTTCCGCTCGAGGCGCTGCTGGCGCCCGATCACGCTCGCGCACTGGATCAATGGGCCTCGTCTTCGTGGAGAGACGCATTTTCACCCATGCAGCGCGCTTCCACCGGCCTGCGAGACCAGATCGTCCCCTTGATCGCACGGGACGATCCCTCCAATCCCGATCGGCCGCCGGCCGGCGGACTGCTCGGCATGATTCAGGAATACAGGCGCAACAACGGCGAGTAGTCGCTTTGCCAGGCACCAAGTCAGATCGAAAAATCCGAAATTGGCTTGACGCGTCGGGCAAAACACCTCTAAGGTGGCATCATCGAAAGAGTTCACGTCAACCCGTGCCGGGGAATCCGGTTTGGGTTTTTCGGAAAAGTCCAGGTTGGGACTGCTCGCGACTCCAGCGGATTTGGTTGGCTTGGTTTGCGAAGCATCGAGAATGGGCGACTTGAAGTCGAGGCCACGTTCGCGGCCCTGCTCGGCCTGGTGATTTTCTGCGCCGGGCTTGCCGCGGTTCTGTATTCTATCCATAGCGAACGTACTTTAGTTCCTCGTATCAGCAACGAGCGGTGCTCCTTGGGGTAAGCTGTGCCTCGGCTGTCTGACGCGCCCGCTACACCGCGTGTACCAATTTTAAGATACCCCACGATCCTCGATCGACGCTGCCCTTACGATCCCTCTGATCGTCCAGGTGCCCAATGGCAGTAACGTCCCGTCAGCCGCCGGAGCGTCAAGGGGCGCGCCAATTCCTTTTGTGGAACGTTACGGGCCCAGCAGGCGCTCGACAACTCGCTTCCGGCGCCCAGTGCGGCGCCTTGGGATCTCTCGGACCGCTTCGGCAGTTGGAACGGCCTTGGTGGTGTGTTCGGACCCCTGAAATAGATCAGTGAACGTCCGCCCCTGTCTGTGCGGCGCCGCTTTGGTGTACGACCCGCAGATGCTCTTCCGGTCTGAAGCTATAGCGCGGCAGCGCTGACGAAATTGGCGGCCCGCCGCACATTGCGGCCGGCGCAACCGAAAGTTCAAACATGCCCATTCCCTTGCTGGCCTCGGCGCCTCCCGCGCCGATGGGCTCTCCTGTCACGCATGACGTCACCATCGTCACCACGCGCAAGCTCGCGCAGGCGCGGGTGATGGGGGTGCCGCCCGAAGAGTTCGGCATCGAGCGCGGTGCGCGCAGCATCCGCGACTGCAATTACTGCTTCCACGAGGTCGTCACCAAGACCGAGGCGCAACTGATCGCGGAAGGCTTTGACGCCGGCCAGATCAAGGCCTTGCTGTCGCACAATGGTACGACCGAGATCGAGACGCTGGCGCGCGACACGGTGGAGGAGCATCTGTCCGCGACATCAGGCGGCGGCAGCGCCAACGCCGCGGCGCGGCTGGTGCGCATCACCGAGCACTATGTGCGAATGGACTATGAGGGCTCGGGTCGTCCGTGCCTCTACCAGGTCATCACCGGCGGCGACCAGGCCGAGATCCTGCGCAAGGACGGCAAGGACTGCATCACGCCGTTCGACGAGATGCCGTTTGCCGCGACCACGCCGGTGCCGGTGACGCATCGCTTCTTCGGCCGCTCGATCGCCGATCTCGTGATGCCGCTGCAGCGCGAGAAAACCGCGCTGAAGCGCGGCGCGCTCGACAATCTCTACCTGCACAACAACCCGCGTGTCGAGGTCGCCGAACAGAATGCCGGGCCCAACACGCTGGACGATCTCCTGGTGTCGCGGCCGGGCGGGGTGGTCCGCACCAAGACCGCGGGCGGGCTGAACTGGCAGGTGGTGCCCGACATCACCACCTCGATCTATCCGATGCTGCAATATCTCGACGCCGAGCTCGAGATCCGCACCGGCCTGGCTAAGCAGACTCAAGGCATCGACGCCAACGCGCTGCAGAACCAGTCAGCGACCGCAGTGGCGCAGGTGTTCTCGGCCTCGCAGATGCGGATCAAGCTGATCGCGCGCATCATGGCCGAAGGCGTGCGCGACATCTTTGCGCTGCTGCACGGCACGATCCGCAAGCACGGCCAGCGCGAGGAGACGGTGCGGCTGCGCAACGCCTGGGTCGAGGTCAACCCACGCAACTGGAAGACGCGCGACGACATGACCATCAATGTCGGCCTCGGCGCCGGCGACAAGGCCCAGCAATTCGCCCAGACCATGGCGATCGCCAACGTGCAGAAGGAGCTGCTGGCCGGCGGCAAGCTCAACCTGGTCGGCGACCGTCAGCTCTACAACACCGCGGCCGAGCTGACGCGGATCATGGGGCACCGCAATCCCGACCAGTTCTTCAATGATCCCGTGGCGGTCAATCCACAGACCGGACAGCTCCTCAATCCGCCGCCGGCGCCGCCGCAACCGCCGCCAGATCCGAAGCTGATGGCGCTGCAGGCGCGCCTCCAGGCTGACCAGCTCGCCGCAGCGCACAGGGTTCAGGTCGAGCGCGAGAAGGCGCACGCGGACGCGATCCATCTCCAGGTCAAGACGCAAGGAGAGATCGAGCTCGCCAAGATCAAAGCTGCACTCGAGGCCAAGATGACGGTGCTCGAGACGCATCTGAAGGCGGCGATCGAGGCAGGGAAAGTGCAGCGCTCATACCCGCCGGGGGCGCGCAAGGCGAGAGACGGCCACCACTACGTGCCGGACCCGAGCCGTCCCGGAAAGCATCTGCTGGTCGTTCATCATGGCTGATTATTCTCTGGTGCCGGTCGAGCATCAGCCGGACTTCGAGAATGTCACTCTCGTTCCTGTTGAGCACGATCCGTTCAGCGCCGATGACGTAACGCTGCGGGCGCAAAGCCCGCAAGCGCAGACTCAACACCCTACGATGGGAGCAGGCCAATCCAGCGCACCCACGCATGGCGGAGCAACAACAGACTCCACCGGATCAGCTCTCACGGCAGGGACCGGTGACTTCTTCAGGTCCATCCCTCGCGGGGTCGTGTCTGGCTTCAATAGCGCGGCGAGCGCATTGGGACGCGCCACGCAGGCCGAGATGGGGCAAGACGTTGACGCGCCGACTCCAGAACAGGGAATGCAGATTCTTGAGAAGGAAGTCACCGGACCAATGTACAGGCCGGAAGGGCGGGCGGGCCAATTCGGCGCATCAGTCGGGGAATTTCTCGGCAATCCCGCTTCCTATATGGCGGCTGGAGGCATGCCTCTCAAAGTCGGAGCGGCTGTGCTGGGAGGCCTGGGAAGCGAAGCCGGAGGCCAACTTGGCGAGGGGACTCCTTGGGAAGGGCCTCTCCGATTCGCCGGCGGCGTGCTCGGTCCGCTCGGTGCAGTCAGGTTAGGAACTGGGGCGCGCGCCGCAGAACAAGCGAGCGCAGGGCTTGGACCAGCGGCAGAATATGCGCCACGAACTTTCTATAGAGGCGATCAAGCCGGCCTTACGGAATTCCAGTCGCATGCCGCAAAAGTGGGAGGCCAAGCCTACTCCGAAGCGGTCTTGGCAAAAGGGAATAAGAATGACTTGATGGCGAAGCACACGTTTGACAGCAGCGATCCGCCGTCTCCATATATCTCCGTAACTCCCGATCCTGGCGTTGCCCGAAGATTTGCGCTTAGGTCGAACGGCACAGTATACCAATTGCAATTGGCACCGGGCCGCGCAATTCCAAACCCATTCAATCTATTGGAAGAAAGCGAATACCTTGTTCCGCACTACATCTCACCGGACGAAATCAAAGGTACGCTTCCATAGATCAAAGGTGCGACATGCAGGCCGTTCGAAATCCTCTATTTCCAGCGATCATTCCGACGAAAAGTCTCAAACTGTCTGATGTGCCAAACGAATCGGAGCCTTGGCGACCGGTCATCTTACGCTTCGCGCTGACTTTTGATCCATCGGAGGACAACCCATACAAGCTCGACGGGGACTTGGAGTCCTTGTCAACCGAGAGCGGCTTGGTGCAGCTTCGAGCGCACCTGTTTTTGGAGCAACGGGCATGGAACCATATGAGCCGCGACCCGGATGCCAGCACCATGTTAGCCATCCGAAGGGTTGTTGCTCTCATTCGCGCGATATTGTCTGAGCAAGAAAAAGATATATCGGAAACCAAAGCATGAAATATCCTGCTCCCACTTGGCAAGGACTCATCCGCGCGGAAGCGCCAGGCTGGTTTTTGGATCGGATGGCGCATTACACGGACCGGCAGAAGAGCTTCCTGGTCTACGAGCACGGAACGGCAGTCTTTGACGATAGTTCCCCAGTGCCGGACATTGCCAAATGCAATGCGGCGTTGTTGGACGTTGTGACACATATGCCTGACTTTTCGGTCAGGCCGATGCGCGATGGTAACTTCATCGTCGAGTTCAGAGGGCCGGTGTACGGCCTCGTCGATGGTGCGTTCTTCAAGCAAAATCGACAGCAGCTATCGCTAGACGTGAAGAAGCATGGTCTGTTTCCTAGCGAGAAGCTTTTGCCTCCGAGTGAAGACAGCGTCAAAGCTGGTCATCATGTCATCGGTCTTTACGCACGCGCAAATCTGTATCTGGATGTCAAGTTCCCGGTTGTTCTAGGACGGTTTACTCCGTCCATTTGAACCTTGCCGGAGAGATGCTGGGCGCAAGTCGACGCCGCGCTCGCAGCGCATCAGGCGCAGCTCCAGCAACAAAAGGCGCAGAACGACGCCATCCATCTCCCGGTCAAGACCCAAGGAGAGATCGAGCTCGCCAAGATCAAGGCCGCCTTCGACGCCAAGATGACAGTGCTGGAGACGCATCTGAAGGCGGCGATCGAAGCATGCAAGGTGCAGCGCTCATATCCGACGGGGGCGCACGCAAGGCCAGGGACGGCCACCACTATCTGCCGGACTCCAACCGTCCCGGCAAATATCTGCTGGTCGTTCCTCATGGATGACTATGCTCTGGTGCCGGTCGAGCACCAGCCGGATTTCGAAAATGTCTCGCTCGTGCCGGTCGAGCACGATCCGTTCAGCGATAGTGGCCTGCCCAGCAGACGCCTACGCAGCTGGCGCAGATGCCGATTCAATTTCCGCAGGGCCAGCCGCCGGTTCGACAGGCGCGGTCCCCGCAGCCACAGGCACAACCAGCGCGGCCAGAGCCGCCAACGCAGCCGCAACAACCGGCAACGGGAGCCGATCAACCCGCGTTGAATGGAGGGGGCTATGTTGGGGCGTTTGGCAGCGTTGGAAGTGATTCAAGCATTGGAAGTGATTCAAACAATCCGCCATCGGATCAAGGAGCGGTCGAGCCAGCTCCTTTTGGCGGCTACGCCAATCCGACGCTCGCCGAGTCGCTCGTCAATCAGGCCAAGATGAACGAACAGAAGAAAATAATCGAAGCCGACCCACGCGCAGGTCGCTACTTGGATGGAGGAGAACTCTACGGTTTTGCGACCACAAAACTCCCGATCTCCGAATTTCCGATCGACGGGGGTGCAGGACGGCAGTTTACAACAGACAGGCCGTTCTACGCATTTGACGGGAAGCGCCATGCGATCATCGATGCCAGCCCAGAGCGGCCGCTGACGGTCAAAATCCCCGAGGACGGGAAGTTCTCGATAACCCGTCCTTGACAGGGTTGCGATCTTGACGGCGGGCTTACATATCCTACCGGCTCTCTTTCCGCCAAGTATGAGGCAAACCGATGTTGCGGGCAGCGCGGATTCTTTTGGCACTGGCGGCGACGGTGCTCGCTCCGGTCGCACTGGCGCAAAAATCAAGCGGGTACATGGACCTGAATGATTTGAGCAGCGATTACGGCGCGCAGCTCGCCGTCTTCCGCATTATGATTTCGAAAACGGACGCGATCTGCCCGGAGCAAACGGGACTATTTCGAATTGCGCCGAATGGTCGCGTGACGAATATCGAGGCTATTCTCCGGCAGTTTCCCGAGTTGCTGAGTAGCGACGGCAAGATCGTTAAAGGCGCGGACCTATCGCCCGTTCCCGCCCCCGATGACTTTACCTACCGACGGCGTCTCGCGATGGAGGCCTGCCGCATCGATCTTGATGTCACTGAGCAACAGAAGCGGGATGGCGAGTGGGTACCGTTGTTGTCGCTAGAGCGGCCCAATGCTCCGGAACGGCCGAGCGCTACCCCGAGCCGTGCGACCGACGAGCCTCCGGCCGCGTCGTCAGCGCGAATCGAAGCATTCGATCGGCATATGCGCGCACGGGCGCATGCGGGAAATTTACTGCAGGGATGGACCGCGACTTCCAAGGGCACCGTGGGATTTGAGGGGGCGAAAGACTGCTTCGATGCAGTTGCAACTTATCGGATCGATCAACTCGGCTTGACGCTGTTGTTTCCCGCCGGCCTGGAAGGAGACCTTAACCGGTTCTTTATCGAGCGCGTCGACGCGGATGCCGACCACAGCACGCTCTTTCTCTCGCGCGGTTCCTGCCGCGTCGGGTTTACGCTCAGCGCGTCGATTTTGCGCGAGGGCGTCTGGACTCCGCTTCCCATCGCGCCGCCAAGGCCGAAGCCGAGCCCGGATACCGGCCCTGCCTTTGGCGGCTACGCCGACCCGACGCCAGCTGAGTCTCTGGCCAATCAGGCTAAGATGGAAGAACTAAAGAGAAGAATGAAATAGCGGTCCAAGATAGGCAACATCCAGCCTGACGGCGGTTCGACCGCAGAGCCTTGCTGGCGATTATCTTGAGGAACTTCCAATGACAGATACGACCGTTAAGTATGTCGCAACCGCGGTCGCGCAGGTGCTCTAGGCCTCGTAGATGCCGATCAAGCTGTTCGCGCGCATCATGGCGCGAAGGCGTCCGCGACATACTTGCTCTGCCGCGGCGGAGGGCGAACCGCGGCGGCCCACCGCGGCGAGCTGACGCGGATCATGGGCCACACGGACACCGATCCATTCTTCAAGGATACGAGTTCGATCAACCACAGGCCGGAGAGCCCCAGCATCCGCAGCAACCGCTCGACCTGAAACTATCAGCTGGTCCAGGCGAGCAGGTCGAGGCCGCGCATAGCGCTTCCGCCGCGAGCCGGCAATAAAAGGCGCCGAACGACGTGATTTGTCCCCAGGTCGAGACGGGTTGACGCACCGGCTGAACAACGAGGAGGAATTCATGTCCGACGAGACAACACTGGAGAGGGCGGCCGCGCGGGCGGCTCGAGCCGAGGCGCTGCTCGACGACGAATTGCTGAGCGAGTCCTTCGACGCCCTCGAACAGAGCTATGTTGCGGCTTGGCGCGCCACCACGGTGGACGATGCGGCGGGGCGCGAGAAGCTTTTCCTCGCCATCAACATCGTCGGCAAGGTGCGGGGCCATCTCGCCGGCGTGGTCGCGAACGGCAAGTTGGCGCGCGCGGAGCTGAAAGAGCTTGCGGAAACGGCAGAGCGGCGGAAGCGGTTCGGAATCATTTAGCTGTTGCAACCAAAGCGAGAGTGGTGCAGAATGTTCCTTGTTTGTTCTGTGGAAGCTGGCAGATCGCTTTGCCTAGGAGTTGAGTGATTTCATGCGGTTCTGGCCGATCAATCTTGATCTGCGCTGTTCGCTTTTCTTGGCTGCGGTTGCGTTGCTTGCCCCGACGACGGCGTGCCGCGCCGAAGGAGCTATGCCTGCTCCGCTAGCCAATCCTCCTGCCGTTCCGACCTTCGAGAAATTGCCGCATGCGCCGCTGCCGAAGGGCGAGTTCATCGGGTGGTGCGGGGATCGGGAGCGTTATCTGCTCGCGACGGATGGTCAGTATATCGACGCATACGATGGAAGCACGAAGATCTCCGCCCCGTCTCCCACAGGGTCCAGATGGACCCAATGCGGAGCGGACGGCAAGTACATCGTTTTTCCTGAGGAGGACGCCGGACGCGTGAGGAAGTTCGAGCTCGAGGCCGGCAAGAGCGCGATCCTGACGACGTTCGACAGCCGGTCACGCCGGGAGATCGGCATGGCATTCTCCCCAGACATGAAGACCTTGGTGTCGGACCAGCCGCTGCAGTTGACGGCGGAGGCTGGACAGTTGCGCACGATCATCGTGCCCGGGGCGGTCGGGCAGCCGGTCTATAAAATCGTTTGGTCTCCCGACAGCTCGAAATTCTTCGTGGCTCACGCCGATACAGTCGATGTCCTGGACGCGCAGGGCAAGAGGATCGGAGGAGGCAAGATTCGAAAGCTTGCCGGTGTAACCGCGGGGTGGTTTGACGTCGAACAGAGGTCATTATTTCTGTTTCTCGTGTCGGACGACATTCAGGGCATCGGCAATCTCGTGAGATGCCGCATCGCGGATTGGCGATGTGTGCAACTGAAGGAGCGCGTTGAGCAGGCCGCGGGCGGTGGCAAGGGATTGATGGGCATCGTCGTTCCGATCGACCGCCCGAAGCTGCCTGACGACGATTCAAGCGTTCCCTACCAGCGCTACGCGGCGGAGCTTCGCGACAATTCGTTTCGTCTGCTGGCTCGCCAGGAGTTTACCCGGGCAGCCGGTCAAACCAGCCCTCAGCTGTATGTGTCCCCATCGGGCGCTACGGCGGTGCTGTCTTGGTCGCTGACAGAGCGCGCGAAATGTCCCGATGCCGCCAACGACAAATGCCAACCTGGATGGATACTGGATATCGGAACGGCCATTAAATGAGTGATGCTTACAATCCCGGGCCGCTGTTTCGGCCTACCTCGGCTTATGGCCGACGAAAAGATCCGGTCACCGGCGAGCTGGGAAAATTTCACCCAGGTCAGGATTTCGCGGCTCGCCCCGGCACTCCGATTCCGGCAGCGGCACCGGGCGAGGTTGTTTACTCTGGTTTCAACGACAACTTTGGCAACACCGTCATCGTGCGGAATGAGGCAGGCTATAGCCTCTATGCTCATATGGAAGACGGCAGCCCGATGCCAAAGGCCGGTCAGCGCGTATGGCCTGGGGATATCATTGGCAATGTTGGGAGCACCGGTGCCCGCAGCACGGGCCTCATTTGCGTTGTTCGGTCATCAGGAATGACCGAACAACGCGGGTCCTGGAGAACAAGCGGGCAGGAGGGCCACTTGGCCTGAAACTGAACGGGGATCCGGACAAAAAGCCGATCAACACCATCGACCCTGCCAGATACGACACTGGTGTGTCGTATCTGGTTCAGGCGGCTGCCACCGGAGCCGACGGCTCGGTCGTGCCTTCAGCACCGCTGAGTGGATTGGGCTTTCCAAATCGCGACGGCGTTGTTGCCGATCGCTTTGGAGCCTGGAATTCCCTGTCAGGTAACACGGTAGACGCTCAGTCGGGGGCGGTGCCGCGGCCCGGAGGATTGCTGGGCATGATTGCCGATTATCTGCACCAAACCCAGGGTGTGGCGAGCAATTCGCGCTTGCATGTCCCGCCGGTGCCTTTCGTGGCTAACAATGATCGATTTTCAGAGGGGCAGCCGGCGACTTTCGATGATCGTTTTGGCGACTGGTCTCAAATCCGTCGATTGTCGTCGCATCGGGAGCCGTGATCGTTCCACGACAGGAGCCTGCCGCAATGTGCGACTTCCGGGCAAAGAATCGAGAATGATCCAGGGGCGTACGCACCTGCGCTCGCTGACACCGCTTCTGTCCTGTGCTGTCGCTTTTCTGCTTCTGTTTTGTGGTCAGGCCGGCGCACAGGCGAGCTTATTAGACAAGGAGGTCGCCTATCGCGCCGCAGATTATTGCCGCGGTGCTGCCGTGCGACCCATCGCGCTTAGCGACGACCAGACGGTCCCGTGTCTCGACGGCCGCATCGAGAAGGAAACGGAGGTATCGGCGGCAAGGAGGTTGAGGGAAGGCGGTCTCTTCGTCGTTCGAAGCGCCGGAGGCGACATTGCGTCAGCAATTGCTCTTGCCAATGCGCTGCGTGAACGACGCGCAATGGTCGTTGTGTATGACCAGGGTCTGTCGAGCTGCGCCAACCATCTTCTGATCGCATCCGATCGGAGCTATGTGCTCAAAGGCGCCCTGGTCGCATGGGACTATGAGAGCAGCGATCCCGCGCTTCCATCATGCGCCAGATTTGCGATGGAGAAGACGCAGGATGGAGATTGCCGGCTGCAGCGCGGCTCCTGTCAGCCTTTGTCAGCCGACGAGGCTCAATGGCGGGAGACCCTGCTGGCCCAGAGCGGGTTTTACAAAGAGCGCATGGTCGACCCGTACTTCGAGCCGCCGCCGGACAATCGCTATCTGCGAAAGGTCATCAAGTCCCTCTATCCCGATACTCATGCTTACCATCATATCGGATGGACCCTCCTTCCCAAATACGTCGCGCGATTGTTCAGGACCAGGATTGTCTACGAGTCCTATCCGGAAGGGCGGGCCGAGGTGGACGAAATGGTGGCCCGGCTGCGTCTCGACATGAGGGTGATTTACGATCCGTAGACCTGGCACTCGCGCGACTGGGGAGTGAACGGGCGCAGGGAACTCACAGGTCGTTACGGGTGCGATATTGATCGTCAGCTTCGCATAGAGTTTTCGACGCTTCCATACGTCTATGCCGCCCCTGCCTGGATAGCGCAGGTTCCCGGCAGCTAAGGCTCGCCACGCCGAACCGGAATTCACTTCCGCGCCATCGGGATCAGCGAGATCCGCAACGTTGCAACCACAACCACCAGTGCCTTTGCGCGCTGCCGTGCAGGAAACGCCTGCGCGTCACGCGACGCAGTGGGCCTTCATCAGGGAATCCAGATGACACTACCGACCTCAACTTTCGTCACCTATTCCGCGGTGGGCAACCGCGAAGACCTCAGCGACATGATCTATCGCATCGACCCCGTCGACACGCCCTTCATGAGCGGCGTCGACAAGGAGAAGGCGGCCGCCGTTAATCACGAATGGCAGACGCAGGCGCTTGCCGCTGCCGACGGGACCAACGCCCAGCTCGAAGGCGACGATCCCAACACCAACACGACCACGCCGACCGTGCGGCTCGGCAATCTCTGCCAGATCTCCTACAAGGTCGCGCGGGTCTCGGGCACGCAGCAGGCGGTCGATCACGCCGGCCGTGACAACGAGCTCGCCTACCAGGAAATGCTGAAGGGCCTCGAGCTCAAGCGGGATCTCGAGACCATCCTGTGCGGTACCAACCAGGCCAAGGTGGCCGGTAACACCACGACCCCGCGCAAGACGGCGTCCGTGCTGTCCTGGATCGTGTCCGCAACGTCGAAGGGCACGGCCGGCGGCGCGGCGGATCCGGCTGCGGCCGATGGCACAGGCACGCGCACGGACGGCACCCAGCTGGCCTTCACCGAGGTGCGGTTGAAAACCGTGCTGTCCTCGATCTGGACCAACGGCGGCAAGCCCGGCACCATCATGACCGGCGCCTTCAACAAGCAGGTGTTCTCGACCTTCACCGGCCGCTCCACCGCGATCGAAGAATCCAAGTCGAAAAAGATCGTGGCGTCGGTCGATGCCTACGAATCCGATTTCGGCAAGCTGAAGGTGGTCGCCAACCGCTTCCAGCGTCCGCGCGACGTGCTGGTGCTCGAGCTCGACAAATGGGCAGTGGCCTATCTCAACGGCCGCAACATGATCTCGATTCCCCTGGCCAAGACCGGCGATTCCGATCGCCGGCAGATCCTGGCGGAATACGCGCTGGTGTCCCGCAACGAGAAGGCCTCCGGCGGCGTGTTCGACAACACTACCTCCTGAGCGGCCATGATCGTCATTCATCCCAACCCTGGGGCAGCCTTCGGGCTGCCCTTTCTTTTTGGAGAGCCAAGATGCCGCTTCCCGGCAATCGCACCCTCAATACCGCCGATCTCACCGCCTACACGCCGTCCTGCGGCGCGAGCCCCGTCGCCGCCTATGTCCGCGTTCCCTTTCGTTGCCGCGTGCTGAAAATCGCCGGCATTCTGGGCGGCGCGATCACGACCGCCGACGGCACCATCACCGTCGCATCCAACGCGACGACACTGGCAACCTTCACCGTGACCCAGGCGGGCTCTGCCGCCGGCCAGCTGTTCTCGGCCGTGCCGCCGTCGCCGACCTATCTCAACGAGGATGACGTGATCGTGCTGACGCCCTCTGGGGCCTCCGGCGCAGCGATCCCCATGCATTTCTCGATCTCCGTGAGGGCCGCCTGATATGTCGTTCTTCGCCAAGCAAACGTCCTCGCGCAACGGGCCGACTCAGACGGTCGCTTACGACGCCAGCATTGGTGCCACCAATGCGTTCGGGCCGGAGACTTTTCAAGTCCGCCTGGTCGCCAATTCAGGCTGCTGCTATCGGATCGGCGACGGTGCGCAGACCGCGACCATCTCAGATCCCTATCTGCCCGCCAACGTCGTCGAATACGTCACCGTCAGCCCCGGCCAGCGCATCGCCGCGCTGAAGGCAGCGACCAACGGCCTGGTCACGGCGACCGCCGGCACGCTGTGGGTGACGGAGCTGTCGTGATGGATGGCATGCTGATCAGACCTCATCTCGACAGCAACGGCCGCGAGCTGGCGATCGAGCATGTCCAGGACGTGGCGCCGATCCTGGAATGGAATAGGCGGGCACGCCAGGACGAGCAGCGTGGGGATTGGGGGCGGCACGTCGCCCGCATCCCCAACGTCATCTACGTCCAATGGCTAAATGAGGCGCATGCGAGGGGCAATACCTCGCTGCGGCTGTTCACGCCCGAATTCGACGCGATCGTGCAGAAGAAGCTCGACGATCCCGAATGGGCCTATTTGCGAACCGATCGGCCGAAGCTGCAGGCCGGCTGGTCGGCGGAGTTCAAATGACTGAAATCACCGATTACACCTCACTGCAGTCGGCGGTGACCGAGTATCTCGCCCGCGATCAGGATACGACATTGATCGCGCGAATCCCCACATTCGTCCAGCTCGCGGAAGCCAAGTTCAACCGCCAGTTGTTCGTGCGGCAGATGGAGCAGCGGGCAACGGCACTCGTCGACCTCGGCTCCAACGAGCCCGAGTTCATCTCGCTGCCGGCGGATTTCCAGTCGATGCGCAGCGTGCGGCTCTCAAGCGTGACGGGCAAGCCGTGCCTCGAGTTCAAATCGGGGACGCAGATGGACGAATACCGCTTCGCGACCTCCGATGTCGCCGCACGGCCGCGCTATTTCACCGTGTTCGGAGCCGAGCTCGAGCTCGCGCCGACGCCCGACGCCGCCTACACGATCGAGATGGTCTATCGGCAGAGCATCCCGTCGCTTGCAGCGAACGGAAACAACTGGCTGCTGACCATGGCGCCCGATCTCTATCTCTACGCCGCCCTGCTGGAGTCGGCGCCCTACATCAAGGAAGACGCGCGCATCCAGACCTGGGGCCTCGGACTCACATCGGCGCTCGCCGACCTCAACAATCTCGGACTGACATCGACCTTCAATGCCGGCCCGATGACGGTGCGCATTTCCGGACAGGTCATCTAGGAGGGCGATATGGCAAGTTTCAACAAGTTCTATTGCTTCGTGCAGGACGTTGCGAACGCGTTGCACGACATGAAGACGGGGACAGGGCAGGTCTACAAGGTCTATCTCACCAATACGGCGCCGGTCGCGACCAACACCGTCTATAACGCGCCGGCGGATCTGGCGGCGGGCAACGGCTATACGGCCGGTGGCAATAGCGTCGGCACTGTCACCGGCGCGCAAACGACGGGGACGTTCAAGTTCGTCGGCGCGACGGACCCGTCGTGGACCGCATCGGGCGGTTCGATCGGGCCGTTCCAATATGCGGTGCTCTACAATTCGACGTCGTCGACCAAGCCGCTGATCGGCTGGTGGGACTATGGCACCGCGATCACGCTGACCAACGGCAACACGTTCACCATCGACCTCGATCAGACCAACGGCATCCTGACGATCACCTGACATGGCTGCTTTTCTCAACAACTGCCGGTTCATATCCACGGCCGGCGGCACCACCGACTGGGTGTACTCATCGACGGTCGGCGGCTGTCAGTCGCCGGTGCTCGCGGGAGCAGTCGATGGTCGCAAGTACAAGTTCATCGCGATCAGCAGCGACCTCACCCAGTGGGAGATCGCAGAGGGCGCATATGCGGCAGCAACCGGAACATTTGCCCGCACGACCGTGCTTTGCAATTCGTCCGGGTCCGGCGTAGCTGCAGGACAATCAGGTGCCGGCTCCAGGATCAACTTCATCGCCGTGCCGAACGTTGCCGTCGTCGGCATCAAGGAAGACCTGATTTCGATCGAGGAGGCGAATGCATTTACCGATGCGCAGAAGGCGCAGGCGCGGCAGAACATCGACGTTCGCGCATATGGTCAATGCAGGCTGGTGAAATCCGGCGCAAACCTTGTGTTGTTGCCACTCAACGGCAATTTGCTCACGATCAACGGCCTGGGGTGCGCCATTCCGGCCGGGGGCGTTTCACTGGCCCCGACCGGCCTGACTTCCGGAGTAACCTATTACATCTATGCGACGGCCTCCGGCGTCGCTGTCAATGGGCTTGAAGCGTCGACAATCGGTCATGCGACGTCGGCAACATCCGGCAATGTCGGCACCGAAATCAAGAGCGGCGATGACACACGCTCGCTTGTCGGCATCGCTCGCGCGATTTCCGGCCCAGCCTGGCAAGACACTGCAGCCCAACGCTTTGTACGAACTTGGTTCAACCGCACGCGCTTGTCCGTGACCGGAGCAACCGACACCGCTTCGACCGAGACAAACAACAGCACTTACATTGAAAAGCTGGTGTCGAAGGCCGAATTCGTCTGTTTCGCCGATGACGCTATTCTTGCCGGCGCCTACGGCATGATGACGAACACGTCAAACGGTTGGACGGGACTACAGGTCTTCGTCGATGGCGCTCTGGCCGGCATCGGTCTCGATTGGAACATCGTCACTTCGGGCGGGCGCGCGAGTTACAATCCGGTGTGGCCGACAAATGTCTCGTCCGATGGATACCATTACGTGTCATTCGGAATGAGAACGGTAGGCGGTGGGACGGTTTCTGTCGCCACCTATCAAGGTATGGCCGCGATCGCGGTGGTTGGATAAGTCATGTCTCTGCTGGGCTTTGACGCTCTTGGACGCTGGGCGCTCGGTCAATTGCCGAGCAGCAGCCATTTTTTGCTTGTGGCGACGCAGAGCTCGTTCGGTCTCGCAGGACAGGCATCGGCATTTGGCATATCGCAAGCTGTCGCGACAGCCGGCGCTCTGGCGGCCGGGATTCCGGTGGGTTTCAGAATCGCAGAACCGGTGAGCCCTGCACCTTTCAGCAGTGCGGGGAATGCAGCCGCGTTCACGTCGAAGCAGCTGGGCCTCAGTGGCTCGTTTCTGCTGACGGGCGCACCGGCGAACGCGACATCGCGCGTACTCGCCTCTCAAGGCGCTGCGTCTGTTTCGGGAGCGGCATGCCAATTCTCCGCATCGCTCGCACCGGAATGCGGTGCCTTCGCCTGGGCGGGCGGCGACGCGGCGCCTCGCCGGGACCACGAGGCCTGGGTTCGGCGGCCGTTCGACACGATGTCATGGCACGTCGAGGCGACGCTAGCGCCGCCACCGTGGAGTGGATCCACCAGTGCTGCAGGCGCGTGGGCGGCTGGCGTGCAGCCGGCGAATGCCTGGACACCAACTTTGATCGAACCCGAACCTTGGACGATTGAATAATGCCACTCCTTCCCTCGGGAATATCGCCCGGACGTCAGCGACTACGAACGCTGGGATTCGGGTTCTCAGCGCGAGTTCTCGGTCACGGTTACGTGCCACGTTCGTCGACAATGCACTTCATTTCATCCGGCGCATGTTCGCCTGCTCGCTCACGTGATGAGCGTCGGACAAAGCCAGCTAGTTGAACACAGAGAGTTACATGAATAATCCACGCTTTGATCCCAACTACAGACAACTCACTCGGAAAGACTCTTTGCAAGCCAGTAATGCCATAGCCCTTCAGCAAGATGGTCTCTCGGCTTCACTCGAGCGTAACAACGCGAACGGACCTCAACCAATATTTGCCAGTCCTCAATCAAGTGATGGAGTCGCCCCAGTCGCGGTTGGATTTGGCCAGTTCTCGCGGCCGAGGCCTCTTCCACCGTTTGGACCTATGCCCGCGCCAGAAGGCTCAGAGGCCCCGGCGCAAGAGTTCTGGCGGCGGCTGAAAGAATTCTGGAGCCTTATTTCACCTCGGGTCGGAGCATCTGGTGGAGGGGGCAGCGACTTTAATCGTTGTCTACGTGCTGCCAGTGGAAGCACCGAAGATTGGAACGAATTTTGCCGGAGTATACCATCAGGTTTGATGAGTAAGACAGTCGGAGGCGAGACCGCGAAACGAGCTTGCTGGTCAAAAGCGTATGAGAGCGGAAACAACAAAACCGAATGGTGTGACAATGAATTCGGCAACTTCGACCCTCCCTAGCGGCTTGACCTTGTTCCGCATTTGTTCTTAGATCGGGGCAATAATGAAAGGCGCGGTTTGTGCCTTTGTCGATAGTCGCTGTCCGAACATTTGAACGGGCCTCGTTGATGACCTGGAATGAACGCGCGCTGATAGAGTATGAATTCAGCTACGGTAAGCCCCAGCGCAAGGCGGTAGCTCGGCTAGGTTTTCCCGAGCGTGATGAAACGTATGAGGGCGAATGGGCTTGTTCATTTCAGATCGAAGGGTTCAAAGACAGTAGAGTTCGTCGAGCTCGTGGGGTGGATGGGCTTCAGGCCCTGACAATCGCGAGTATGGCTGTTCGCGCGTCGCTTGACCGTTTGAAGATGATCAACTTCGAGAAGGAGTCTTACGAGGTCGTTTTTCCGCGATATTTGCCGTTCTGCTTCGGTGTCGACTTTCATCGTCAGCTATGTCGGATGGTGGACGAGTGCGTGACGCAGAAGAAGAGACAGATTTCCAGGCTACGTCGTCAGAAAAAGTCCCGCTCATAAGCGGACATCAAATTGTTGGCCCGCATGTCCCGTTTGCGCGCGCAGCGCGAGCGGGCATTCCTTTGCTCACGTGCGGAAGCGAGCAGCGAATGATCGGAAGCTACGAAGGCTCCGTCGTTCAGCGTGCCTGTTGCGATCTCAAAGATCACATCTCCAAGCCGAAAATCCTTGCCGCAGGTCCGGCAAGTCGATGGCGGCTGATCCGAGTTCACGTTGAGGAAATGGCGAGCCGTGTTGCGAGCCGTGGCTCCTGGAACCGCCGAACAGCGGCGGCACGCGCGCCTTTGGCGCGTACACTTTCGAAATAGGATCAGAAGATGCCACTGCTTGCCTACGGCGAATACCGCCCCGACGTCAGCGACTATGAAGGCCAGGCCTCGCGCAACATCCTCAACGTCATTCCGCGCGGTGACGGCTACGGCCCGTTTCCGTCCTTCTCCGCCTACACGTCGGCGCTGCCGGCGCCTTGCCGCGGCGCGTTCTATGCGCTGAAGTCCGACGGCACCGTCATCACCTTTGCCGGCACGAGCACCAGGCTCTACCGGCTCAACAATATCGACTTCACTTGGGTCGATGTCTCCAAGGGAGGCGCCTCGTATTCGGCGCTGTCGGCGACCGCGCAATGGCAGTTCGCGCAGACGGGCAACTTCGTCTTTGCGACGCAGGCCAACGCGGTGCTGCAGGTCTTCGATCTCTCCTCATCGACGACGTTCGCCGACGCATCGGGCGCGCCGCCGCAGGCCGCCTATATCAGCGTGGTCGGACGCTTCCTGGTGCTGTCGGGGCTGCTGTCGACGCCGTACCGGATCCAGTGGTCCGGCCTGAACAATTTCAATGCGGCGGACAGCTGGACCAGCGGCGTCAAGTCGTCGGACTTCCAGGACTTCCCGGACGGCGGCATCGTTCGGGGTGTGGCCGGCGGCGAATCCGGCATCGTGTTCCAGGACCAGGCGATCCGGCGCATGTCCTATGTCCCGGGCTCGCCGATCATCTTCCAGATCGATCGCATCACGCAGGACAAGGGCCTCTACGCGCCGTACTCGATCATCCGCGCCGGCGAGCGAATCTTCTTCTACGCCGGCCAGGGATTTCACAAGATCGAGCCGGGTGGCGTGCCGCAGCAGATCGGACGCGAGAAGGTCGACCGCAGCTTCCTCGCCGATCTCGACAAGGGCAATTTGCAACTCTTCATGGGGGCGGCCGATCCGCGCTCGACACGGGTCTACTGGGCCTACAAATCGGTGTCGGGCACCGTCGGCGCTTACGACAAGCTGCTCGGCTACGATTTTCTGCTCGACCGTTTCTTTCCGGTGGCGGTGGCCGGCGAGTATCTGCTCGGCATCTCGCAGACAGGATTGACGCTCGAGAATCTCGACAGCATCTCCTCGTCACTCGATGCGCTGACGCTCAGCCTCGATGCCTACGCAACCGCAGTGCAGCCGGAGATCGCGCAGTTTTCGACCGCCCACGTGCTCGGCTTCTTTCGCGGGCCCAGTCTCGAGGCGACGCTGGAGAGCGCGGAGCAGGGCACGGACGAGAACCGCCTCACCATCCGCGGCTTTCGCCCGATCACCAATGCGACGACGCTGTTCGGCTCGGTGTCCTGGCGCGACACGCCGGCGGCAATGGCGACGCCGGGTTCGGAAGTGCTGGTCAACGCCCGGACCGGCCGCTGCGACATCCGGCGCGATACCCGCTATTCGCGCTTCAAGGTGCGCATCCCGGCCGCAACGAACTGGTCGTTCTGCGCCGGTATCGTCCCGGATCTCACACTCAACGGCACGCTATGACGGCTTATGTCCCAGGGATCACCGAGACCGATCTGAAGAAGATCGTGCTCGCGATCCAGCAGCTCGCAGCCGGACGCTCCAATGCCGTCGGCAGCGTGACGCTGGCGACGGGCGCATCGAGCACGACGGTGACGACGGCAAATTGCGCCGCGGGATCGGTGCCGATCCTGGTGCCGGCGTCCGCGAATGCGGCGGCGGAGGTCGGGAACGGCGCGATGTATGTGAGCGCGGTGACGAACGGTGCGTTCACGATCGCGCATGCGAACTCGGCGACGATGGGGCGGGTGTTTTTGTGGGCGGTGGTGGGGTGAGGGAGATGCCTCGCTGTCAAACCGCTAGGACTGATTGTTCGTCCGCCTGCACGTAATCAAATCAACATCAAGATCCAGTCTCGCACGTGTGGTGCACGCGTGCAGGGACGCTCGCGCTTCGATCGGGAGGGGTGGACCAGAGCGATCGGACTGGATCGTGGTCCAGAGCCAATTGGCAGAATCTTGTGAGGAAAATTCGATGCCATACGTAGACCAGCCTGAACGTCCGCTCCGCTCGTTCTCGGAGCGATTTCAGGACGTGTGGGACCACCCAACCCCGGGTAGCGTCTTTGCACAAATCAAAGCATTGAGGGATTTTCCTGAAACCATCCGAAATATGATCGACGCCTCCCGTGTTGCTACCGGTCCGGCTCCCACGACTGAGGAAGAAGCTTACATATACAACAAGGCGCGCGAGTATCTGCCGCGCGCTGGTTTCGAGGTAGCAAGCGCAGCTACTCCTACGGTGCCCAAAGTGGTGGGAGGCCTTCCCATCAGGCCGGCTGGAGGCTCAGCACTTCGCACTGAGCGCACGTTGCAACCTACGAACGGTGTTCTCTCAGTTGGTCCGCGGCCTGCTCGATCTGAGACCTATATTCAGCCGCCTGCAGTCTTGAGACCGGCTGGTACCGAAAGTGCAGGGAACGGGATACGTGGTGGATTGACCTCATCACCGGCTGAATTGCCGTGGTGGATGCGAGCCCTTCTGCCTCCAGACGCGCTGCCAGCTGGCCTCGGTGGTCCGCTGCCCGTTGGCGTCGGGCGCCAAGCCCTCCCGCCAATCGGACCCGGTGCCAACAAGTCTCTTGGTATTTCGAATGCGTTTAGCGACAAGCCAATTCCGGGAATGTCGCCGATCAAGCCACCGTCCGCGCCCGAGGCGAGCGGCGGTGGCCGCTTGCCCCCCTCGATTATCGGGCTTACGGGCTTGCCAAGCGATCATCGGGAGCTAACTCGCATCGACGCGAATCCCCGACGCGTAGTGCTGTCCAGACCCGGTGATGAGGACGAGCCGCGACAAGGAATCGAGTCTCCGCCATTGGCGCCAGAGCAAGCGCCCCCCGAACGAAAGCGTTCCGAGATCACTGCTTCTGGTGCGGGCGGCAACAAGATCGGCGGCCGCAAAAAAGGAAATGGTGGCAAGAGGTACTGTAGTCAGCAAAAAGAGGCGGAGGAGAAAGCGTGTCGGCAGACTTGGAACGAACGCAAGGCAATTGGGCTCGACACGTTTCCATGGACTCACTTCCTGATTGGCTGTCTTGACCGCGCAGGCGACAGATATCGACTTTGTTTGCGTAACCTCAACAAGGATAACAAGCTGGCGGAATGGGGAATTCCCGACGAGGAAGAATGGTACAATTCACAACGCTAGTAGGATTGTCGAACCATTCAAGAGCAGATAGGCTTGTACGTGCCCGGGTGCGGTTCATGATGTAGACATGGCTTCCTTTGACTCGATTGATATCTTTCACGATTGGATCAAAGATCTTCGACGGAAGTTACCGCTGCCCGATGTCATTCGCGCGGTGGCGGAACGTTTAGTATCAGTAAAAGGTGAAGATCTTCGTTATCTTTCGCACGAGCTAGTCTGGCTATTGAGAGAGGAAGAGCGGGATATTGAGGCGATAGATATCTTGGAAGACATGCTGCGATGCGACCCACGCGATGTGCGACCTGCAATAACCAAGGCAAACATCTACTTTGTTTCACTTGACCAACCGATAGACGCACTGAAGGCGATCGATGCCGCTCTTGAGCGTGCCAACGCGACCGGTCTTTTTCGTAGGGAAGCGCTGGGGACTAAGGCGCGGATATTGGTGAAACTCGGGCGTGGGGACGAGCTATCGGATGTCCTCGAGGAGATCATGTCTCTTCAAATGATACCGGGTGTGCCCGATATCGGTCGCGAGCGCGATTTCGTTGATAGCGCACCGCCAGGGCTCATCCGAAAGAGCGTTCTCGATCGCTACAACGAGTTTCGTCCCAGGCGTCCGGAGGACGGTTCAGGTGATGAACCACCACCATACGAACCGGCAAACGATCGCATGTAAAGCGTCGATCATTCCTGCCTTCGCGATCCGGTGTTTCACATGAGCTCGCAGGGTTCTGACATCGTTACTCCTTCACTTGAACCCATCGAAGAGGCGGCGGAGCACGAACATGCGAGCTTCAGCGCACGATGCCAGGCGCTCATCGCTCCTTTCCTTGCGAAGAGCAATTTGGAGCTGAGGCGAGATCTGGTTGCGCGGAGCGCAGAATGGGGGCTGATCTGGAGGGGCGATTACGCTATCGCAGATCTTTCGCCGCAGCTCTAATCGCATCATGTGCTGGGAAGGTACGGATGGGCAACTCCTGACCAAAATCGCGGTCGGGCAGCGTATCGCGCCATTGCCGGCAATTTCCCGCGACGAGCCTGACGACCCGCATGAATGAGGACCGCTCCGTCGGCCAGAGTGGGTCCGCGTGCCCATTGAAGCCGTGACGTCGCTGACGGCGGGCGAGGTTTCGCGCCGTCGTCGGGAGCCGGCGTGTCATTCACCGTCTTCATTCGGAATTGTTCACATGAGTAATGGTGTGCCGCAGGCACCCGGCTTGTGGCCGGATGGACATCACGGCGCGCGACTCGTCTGCGTCGATCCGGACCACGTGCGCGAGGTTTGGCCGCTTGTCGCTCCACTCATTGAGCGGGCGATTGTCACGACAGGGTTGTCGGCGTTCGCCACCATTGAGCGCGACATCCTCGTCGGCGCCTCGTTGCTGTGGGTCGCCTGGAATGGTGCAATGATCGAAGCGGCTGCTGCCACGAGCCTTCAGCAAACGGACGCCGGCAAGGTCTGCGTCATCACGGCGTGCGCGGGCGCGGGCATGTCGCGCTGGTTGCCGCTGATCCGCGGCATCGAAACCCATGCGCAGGCGGAAGGATGTTGCTGCGTGCGCATCTTCGGACGCAAAGGTTGGGCGCGCGTGCTGGACGGATACCAGCAGACTTATGCGATCATCGACAAGCGATTGCCGTAGTCGATGATGGCGAGGCCGACCGTAGGGGCGCTCTCGTCACACTTTCGCGCGCGTGCCGACCCGCCGAAAAGAATGTCGTCATGCGATGCAGCCGGGGGTTGCGCATGTTCCTGATTTGTTCTATAAGTTCGGTTCTCGATTGTCGTATTTGTAGAGATCGAAGATGTCGGAGATCGGACCCGGTCCGCTTGAACGAGGCGCGTCGACATTCGCGGGCCAGGGCGAGAGACAAGCCAATCAAGCCAGTCGTCGTTGGCTGACGCGACCTGGATTTGCGCTCCTTTGCCTCGTGCTCCTCATTGGCGGGGGAGGCGGATCAGCCTCGCATGAGACGGATTTTGCACCTTACGCCCGTGCTGCTGACTATTGTCGTGGCGATGTCGCCCGCCCGATGGCGCTGTCTCCGGACAAGCGCGTGCTCTGCCTGGACGGGGTGTTCACGTCGGGGCTGAACCTGGCCGTTGCGACGGATATTGCCGATCGTGGCTTCGCCGTCGTTCGCAGCTCCGGCGGCGACCGCGCACGCGCCATCGAACTTGCGAATATGGTGCGGGATCGCGACGCGATTGTCGTCGTTCGGGATGTCTGCCTCTACGCTTGCGCGAGCTTCCTCGTGCTTGCCTCGTCGGAGACCTATGTTCTCGAGGGCGCACTCCTCGCCTGGGGCGTATCCCGATCATCAATGTTTTGGATTCCTCGATGGCATCGACGAGATGGGACCCTTTCTCACCTCGGTGCAATGTTCTCCAGCCTACGCCGACGAAAGGCCGGCCGACCGCTCATGGTCGGAATTTTATCGCGGCAGAATTGCGGGGGCAGCGTTCACCGATCCGCCAGAGAGCAGGTTCATCAGACGGGCATTGATGAATTCCTTCCGTGCGACCGGTGAATATCCTGTGGTGCTGTGGACCTGGAATCCGCGCCACCACGCCGGCGCGGTCAAGACCAGGATCATCTACCAGCATTATCCGGACAGCCAGGAAGAGGTCGACAAGATGACGAAACGATTGGGCCTGAGCCGCCGCGTGCTCTACGACCCCTGAACCGTCGTCCGTTGAGATGCTGCCGGCCTCGAGCGTTCTCGAAGATGCTGTTGACGAGACGGCCGATCGAGAGACTCGATTTTTCATTACAATTCATGAGAGTACCGATGACGAAATCCTTTCGAGAGCCTTACGTCCGCGTCCCCGATTTCGGAATTGAAGGTGCACGCCCCCAGAGACGGCCGGAGTGGGTCAATCGCAACTGGAGAATAGTCCCGCCGGCATCGCCTCCCTGGTCACCGCCTCCGTCGCCTCCTCAAGATGGCACCGATCCGTTCGGGGATCCGCCGCAAATGCCGGCTCCGCTGCGGCCGAGTCCGGAAAGAGAGCGCGGACCAAGCGGATCAAACTTCCTCGACTGGTTGCTCGGACCATACCGCGCCGAGGCCGGCCGGGGACGGAAGCCGCGCTCGACGGCTCCCGGTCTTGACGAGCCATTGCCGGATTTCGTCGACCGGCGCCCGTGGCAGTTCGTTCAACCGGATGGAGACTTGATGCAAACCCAGCCTTTCGATTCGAGGCAACTGGATGCACTCTTGCGGCTTCGGCCGGAAGAACTGATGACTCTGACCAAAGGCACTCCTTCAAACGGCAGAGCCGTCCAGCCGCCGATCTTCTTCCCGTTCGACTGACAGCTCCGCGCGGCCGCATCGCCAGCGTCGCGTCGCCCCGGATCGGGGCATCCCACACAACAGATTCAAGATCAGAAGGAGCACCGTCCATGGGCGGACAATCCACCTCGACACAAACCGTGCAATCGCAGAGCGCACCCTGGGCTGCCGCGCAGCCGGCACTGCAAACGATGCTGGGCCAGATCAGCACGGGCCTCAACAACACCGGCCTGACCTCGGCAGAGAACTCCGCGCTCGACACGCTGAAAAACAACGCTGGAGCAGGCAATCCCTATGCCGGCCAGATCGCCAGCTACGCGCAGTCGCTCCTGAACGGCGGAGGCGCGACAGCGCAGGCCGGTAACGTGCAGGACAATCTCGCGTCCTACCGCAATATGCTGACGCCTTACGCGAATGGCAGCATGGTCGGCAACAATCCGGCTCTCGCAGCGCAGCTTGCCCAAATCCGGTCGGACGTCGGCAATGACGTGAACTCGCAGTTCGCTGCCGCTGGCCGCGATTTCAGCGGCGCCAACCAGATGGCCTATGGCAGGGGCGTCGCGGCGGCCGAGGCGCCGGTGATCGCCGCGCAGTACAACCAGGATGTGGCGAACCAGCTTGCCGCCGCAGGCGCGCTCTACAATGCCGGCAATACCACAGCCAATACGCTGACCCAGCTGCAGCAGAGCGATCTCGCCAATCGCGGTCAGGGCGTCACCGCCGCGCAAGCGGCACTCGATGCCCAGAATTACGGCGCGAATGCCACCCTCGCAGAAGAGGCACAGCGCCGCGGCATTCCCGTGCAGGCGCTGGGTTTGCTTGCGCAGATCGGCGTGCCTATCGCGCAGCTCGGCACGCAGAGCAATGGCACGACGACGGGGACGCAGCAGAAGTCTGGCGTCGAGCAGTTTGCAACGATCGCAGGTGGCATCAACAGTCTACTGACCCCGTTCAAGGGCATTTGGAAAGGCTAGTATGGTAGATCAGACACACGCGGAGTTGACCGGAGCCGATTTCGGTCTTGTCAACGCAGGTTATACGCAGATGCCCGATCCGGCCCGGGAGAAGGAGCGCCAGTCGATCGACAGCGACAGCGCGTCGCTGCGTGAGGCTGCCGACCAATTGTCAGATCAGCAGCCTAAAGTCGTCGTCAGGCAATATACCAACGGTGAAGGCAAGCCGGCGGACCCAAACGAAGCTGTAACTCTCACACGTGCCGCAAGGGATTACGCGAGCGCCACGGCCGGCGACAGGACGATCGCCGAGAACCAGTCCTCGGAAGCGCTTGCCGCACGGATCGACGCGCTGCGTGCGGAGGTCGCTGCCAGCGATCCCGATGCGCCTGAGTTCTACGGCTTCGAACCGCCCCAGCGCAGCAATGAACCCAATGAGGACATCGATGCCCCGGTCAATGCGGCAGAGGATCAAGGCGAGCGCCCGGCCGCGCTCGATCCCGATTTCGAGCAGCTCCTGCGGCATCCGCAGGTACGGCTAGGGTCCGTACTCAATAAGGTCTAG